TGCTGTATAAGCATATACTTCATTGTTAGTTACTTCTTGTTCGCCAATGTGTGCAAATGATGGCCAGTAATAATCTAGTGCGTCATTTTTTAGGTATGTTTTTGGAATTCCTTGCTGATATGCTGTTTTTGGCATGATAGACATTACTCCTATAATAAAGCCGTGTTCTTCGCAGAAATATTTACCATATTTTCCTGAAGTTACGCCCATTGCATGACCTGCCATATTTCCCTGAGGTAGGTTACCTGCTCCTGCTGTTCCTGATGTATTTAGTACTTCTGAAATTACAATAGGTGTTTTTACTCCGGTTATATATTCAGGGCGGTTAAGTCTTGCATCTGAGCTTTTTACTCCAAAGTGTGATAAAATTGATTCTGTATAACGTGTACCACCTCTTGCGTTTTTCTCTAACCATTCCTGTAGACGCATCGCTCTACGTAGATCATTAATTGTACCTGGTAATACATCTAATCCTGATGTATCTGCGAATATTTGTCCTACTGTGCCAGGGTTTGGAGATGCTGTGTTAATTGTTACTGATGATGGTGTACCTGATACTGTAAAGGTTCTTGGTGATGCTCCAAATACTCCACTATTTAATGTTACGGGTACATCACCGGTTACGTCTCCGATTGGTATATCTACTGCTGTACCTTTTTGAGCAAATGGCAATGATGCTGTAAAGTAATCATGTTGAAATGCTCTTTGTCTAAGTGTAAGTAATGCAGTTTTGTTTATAGAGTTATCTCCATCTATAAGTGTGTAATTAATTGGTGAAACTAAGTTTTGGTCTCTATAATATTCATTGTATATGCATTGACCATTACTAATGAGGGCCATACTGGTGCTCCTGCTCCAGTTGCGGATATAGCTTTTTCCCAATTTGGCCATACTAAACGGTTTGGTACAAAGAAGTAGTGCATTGATACATCTACTTGATGCATGATTGGAGCAATTAATGGTGCAAATCTTACTAATGCTTCACATCCTAATTTATAACTGTCTCCGGGTACACATTCTTGTACTAAAATTGGTGTGATTTGTCCAAAGTTTGCGGAAAGCTTTACATCGTGTGATAAATCAAAGAGTGACTTCTTTGGCTTTATCATTTTTACTGAATTAAATAGATTCGGTTTCATAATTGTGCTTTTCTTGAATTTTGTTAATTAATTCTGATACGTCTGATTTTGGCCAGATGATGCGAGTATAGCTGTAACCATTCCAAGCTACTAAAACTAAATTTTCGTCAAAGCTGTGGATTTCATAACGGTTTGCGTTGTCTTGCATTTCAAAGTCTAGATTTACCATTGTTTTGTTTTTATTGGTTAATGAATAATTATTTTAAAGTCTGATGCCGCCGCGTGATACATAATATACTCTAGAGGCTTTTGATTTTCTTCTTCCGTAACGTTTTTTCATTGTTTTTAATTTTTAGGTTGATATTTAAAAGTGTGTCTTTTTGGTATTGCTAGATTTAATATGTCTTTTATTTGTTGTGATGTAAAATTTGCCATTTTAAGTTTCCTTTCGAATGTCTCTGTTGTTACTCTTTCTCCTAGTAATAAATTATTTACTGTTTTTTCATCTTTTAATAAATCATTTAGTACTATTTGTTGCTTATTAGTAATTTTTGCTTGATTAATATCTTGTATTATTTTGTTAGCTGTAGCTACTATTACGGCACTATTTAGTTTGTTATTCTCTGTTTGTGATTGTGTTAATGCTATTTGTGAAAGCTTTTCTGTTAAAAGAGTTTTCTTAGTTATATCATGTACTTGCCATGCTCTTTCGTTACTACCAAATATTGAGGTTACTTCTGCTCTTAATTTCCTATCTCCTTCTTGTGTCATGCTTAACTGATATGGAAATAGTTCTTGGCTTTTTTGTAAATTAAATATTCCAGTAGCTGCTTGATTTTTTAAAATTTCATTCATAATTTTTTTATTTTCAGCTTCCTGTAATGTTACTTCCCTTTGTGCTCTTATGTTATCTGTTTGAACTTTTTTAAGTTCTAAATCTGCATATTGTGAAATTGCTTGTCCTACGTCTAATCTTGGTGGGGTAGGAGAGTATTGCTTAATATCTGATGAGCGAACTGTACCTCCGAAATTGTCTACTGTTCCTTTTCCGTAAATCATTGCAGGGTTTAAACCTGCTTCTTGTAATCTTTGCATTTGTTGCTCTGGACTGTTGTACTTGTTTTGCATGTTCCAGTCTGCTAACGAATCTTTACGTTGTTGTTGGTATGCTTGTTCGTTATACTTGCGCTGTTGTCTATTTGTTATACCTTGTGATATTGCGTTAATACCTTGGCCTACTAATGATGCTGCTGCTGGTATAATTGTTGCTAATGGTAATGGCATTTTTTAGTGTTTTAACTTTGTTTAACTTAGTATAAATTATAAGCGAATTATCATTCGTTATTATGTTAAATAAGTTTCTATTGTTTTGTAATATTCTGTGTTTTATTTGACACTACAAAATATTTTTTTGCGTTTTGGTCGTTTTTTTTCGTTTAATCGTTTTTTTTACTCCCTTTTCGCATATTTTTTATTTTTTTAGTGTCAATAAGCCCTAATATATCAAGATGTATTAGGGCTTATGTTTTTGTGTTTTAGTCGCTTCGCAGCGTCACGCTGCTATGCTCCAGTTTTGGCTAAAGCCGACACACAGCTTAAAGCTGTATGTCTTCTTTAGCGCTATCAACAGCCACATTTTCGACTTCTGGCAAGTCTACTGTTTCGGTGCTGTTGAATTGGTTTTTCAAAGAATATAATTCTTGTAATACATATTCTTTGTATTCTTCTCTTTCTGCTAAATCCATGTTTCTTGGGTCTGGCATTGTATCGTCTAATGTGATATCATCGTCATCGTAGATAGGTTTAAAACCTTCTACATCTAATCCCCTTGCATATCTGTTAAGTATTTCTTTAATACTCATTGCTTGGTCAGGGATTGTAAGACTTTTCTGTTTGTTTACTTCGTATTGTTGTTCTGTATGGTCATAATTTGACCATGAATTAATTTTAAATTTTTTCTCCATTTTTACTTCTTTTATGCATCTGTCTGAATTGGTTAAGATGCTGTTGTGCTAAATAATGATATACATTTTCTCCATGTAGTTCCTCTAGCTTATTATTTTCTTCTTCCAGTACTTGCTCTATATGGCGTGAGATACGGTTTTTCTCAGATTCCGAATAGATTTTATCTTTGTAATATCTTGGCATAGCTATTTTCTTATTGTCTTGCATTGGTACATACATTCTTTCTACTAATATATCTTTATGCCATTGTATCATTTGTTCTGTAAGATAATTCTTTCCTAGTCCTTTACTCATTAAGCTAAATTCGGGTTTTCTGTCATCGTTTTTATGTTGTGGGATTTTACCTTTTTTACTAATATATTTTAGTGTATATCCAACCGATGCACCTGACACATTTCCAATATAAATACTGCCTAATTCTTTGTTTTCTAGTCTCCATGCTCTTTCTACATTTCTTTTTGTTGCATTAAATAAAATTATATGATAGTGAGGTCTCATAGTGTTTGAACCATATTCTCCTGCTGCATAATATTTTATTTTTACTTTAGATAACTTTCTTAAACGTTTAAAGAACTTTTGTACGTCTATCTTGTCTAAAGTCATGTAACCATTTTGTGTTATTGGAACATGTTGAGTATTATATGTTAGTGTTACAAATAGTGCTGATTCTGATATTTCTTCTTGTTTTAGTAAACGAAATGACCAGCCTGAAGTTTTACGAGCTACGCAATTTGGACATTTTCCGCATGGAACTGGTATCTTCTCACTGGTCATTCTCCCCTTCTTCACATAGAACGGTGTTATGCAGAAAGTACTCAAAGTGTTGGTGTACCGTACTTAGGCATAGGTCTGAGTGCTGCTATTTTGTTATATACATGACAGTATAATTTATCACCGGTTTGTACTGCAAATATCCTATTAAAGTTTGTGTTATCGCATTCAATGAATACTTGGTTAAGTGCAGGTTGTGATGAAAATATACGGCCCATGTGCCAGTAGTTAAGTGTAGTTCTAAATTCTCCTGCTACCCTACTTTGTGTGAACTTATATTCTGCATATCTTGGTACATAACCCCAAACACCATTTTGAGTTGCTGTATAAGCATATACTTCATTGTTAGTTACTTCTTGTTCGCCAATGTGTGCAAATGATGGCCAGTAATAATCTAGTGCGTCATTTTTTAGGTATGTTTTTGGAATTCCTTG